TATGTTTTTCCGGCACTGTCGGCCGCCTGCTCCAGGCCTTCGGTAAGCTCTGTCGTCTGTTGTGTGGTCTCAGATAGGTCTACACACTCTAGGGAACTGCAGATGTCTTTAGCGACGGCCGATTGCTGACCCATCAAGGTGATCTGCTCGCGTGTGAGCCGAGCTTGCTCCTGCAGCAGCTTATTCATCTGCTGTTGGAGTTCCACCTGTTGTCCTAGATCGTCAGCAGCCATGTTCCTCGCTCTATGATGCTACACTCTGTAACTATTCTGCTGAGTGCGCTAGCGACGGTTGACTCTTTACGTAAAACGTCGTAAGTTCGCAGGGACCGCAGTCCTTGCACGGCCCGACATCATTCGCTCGTCTGGGGTATTGTGGTGGGCCGCGCGGCTGGCATTAGCGTTCTGTTCGGCTGCGCGTTTGAACTCTTCGTTGATGCGGTCGATGAACCATATCCTCTGCCATATAGGTAGCGTATAGGCCTCTCTGTAAGAGAAGCCCGCATAATACATCAGGATGAAGATATGTTGAAGGAATATTTCCTTATCATTCGGCGTCAGGCCAAAAAAACGAGGCTCCCATTGGGAGCCGCACCTCCGACGTCTCGAAACAATTCGAGCAATCCATCCACGACTTCATGTCGATACCTGGTTCGTGCTTGTCGATGTACTTACGCAACTCCAGCGAATCCCTGGCCGGCATATTACCGATAAAAGTATTGATCTTGTTTCTATCCTTAACGCCGTCGATAGAGACTATTTGGTGCCTTAGTCTAGTGGTCACGAGGCTGTCGGATTTAGCGCCGCTCTTCTTGCGGCGTTCTTGAATGACTGAAATCTCTGTCTCATCTTTGCCAGTCAAAAAACGAAATTGTATCGTCTTTTTTGTCATCGGTAGGTTAAGTTCGAAAATATTGACACCCTCCGATACTGGAGGTATGTCAAGCCTCTTGATCGGAAGATCCGTAAGCTGGAAATCCTGTTTGGACTTCTCGCCGCAATCCGGACAGTCTACCTCAACACTGTATTGAGATCCGTATCCGGTGACGCGCAGAGCCGTCATCACCGCGTTCCTATCCCCCACCAACATATCGGTGACGTTGATGGTCTTGTCGATCAGACACGACTTTATGAGCTCTGTGATGACAGTCCCTTTCTTGATGAGAGCACGGGAGGTCAAGATATCTTCCTCGCGGGCGGTCATCGCTCTTATGTCGACAGTTTCCTTTTGGTATAGCGGGCTTTCAGGTGAATATACTGATCCGTTTGACGGCAGGGGAACGGCCTCGATGGGAACTTCAAACCCAAAATCGTCTGCCATGACGTTACGCGTCTGAAATCCTGCCTGCGCTGCCTGCGCAGCCGTAAATACCTCGTTTCCCTCTCTGGTCTCGTTACTCATCGTTAAACACTCCTTCGGTAAAGGATAACAGCCGAGGAGCGCCATGTTAATATGGAACTATTTTCGATCGACACAAAACGCATGCGTGTTAAAAAAAATGCCGGCGGCTAATTGCCGCCGGCATTTCTAAACGGAGTCAGTAGTCCGAACTACTACTAGAACTGTAACACGCAGTTGTCGAAGCGTAGCGTCAAGCTTATATCAACTGCATCAGATGAACCATAGTCCAAGTCGCCAAAGGTGGCGTTAGTGATGAAACAGCCTTTCATATCCCACAATTCAACAACTGTTCCAACGGGGTCTAGCAACTTAAGTTGGCAATCACGCTTGTAGAAATCAGCGTAGCCAGCACGACCAGATACGGATTCGAAGTGGGTGCGGATCCACTCCATGACCTGTTGGGCTCCTGATGGGGCTATTGCGTCATGTAGCGTTACGGTGATGGCATCGAACTTCGTCTTGCCAGCAATGTACCGAGTGGAATTCATGAAGGGAATTTCTTGTTCCTCGGTCGTGATGGTCGGCCGATTTGCGGTCTTGATCAAAAACGCATCGATGCCCTCGATGGCGAACTGCCAACGAAATTTACGCTTCGGCTCAAACTTGTTGGGAAGCATGTCGGTTACTGGAAATGTATCTGCCATTTTCTCTTTCTACTCCTTGTGGGATGCTTTACATAATTATGCGATTACCCGGTTATACCTCCGCACCGGCATTTGTCACTACGAAGTCCAGACTTATGAACTCAACGGAACGAGTCGGTTGCAGGAAGATCTTTCCTCTAATCGTGTTGTTCTCTACATCAGCCTGGGTGGTGGTCGACGTATCGATCTGCACCTTGAACCTATCCAAACCCTGTTGCTGCTGAATCTGCAGAAGGATGGGGTTGACGGCTGAACTGAATCTCGCCAACGTATCTGCTCGATTGGGCTCAAACAGAAGGGTGTTAGCAACCGATCTCACCTTGCGACGTACGTCTATGAGAAGACGTCGTACGTTTACGCGGTCCAGTGCACTCTGTGCAGCCTGCAGCGTCTTCTGTCCAAAGACCACGACTCCAGGGGTGTGTGCGAATGCCGTCAGCGGATTTACGTCCGCCGAGTAAAGATCGTCCAGGTTGTTGCGGTTTAGTTTGACCTGTGCCTCAACTACTCCTGCCAGTGCACCACGCGTAAAGCCGGCGGGAGCAAACCAGGGGTGAGCCAACCTGTCGTTTAGCGCCATAGCTCCCAAAACAGCAACCGAAGGCGGACACTGCACATTGGTGTTAGTGTTCGGATCCGTCATTATGACATCAGGGAAGTACGCAGCTGCAAACGAAGAATCTAGGGCACGACCGGAAAGTCTGGATACTGTATTAGCAACGCTGATTGTCTGCACAGACGACGTAACGTACGTGTTCACAGAGTCCTTCTCCTCGATGTCCACGAGGTACAGAGCGTCAAAACGACGTTCAACCGCGTCGATCGCATAATCTGTGACTGCTTCGTGGCGAATGCCAGGAATGGCCAACAGCTGTATGTCAACATCGACTTTTTCTTCCATGACGTCAACGGCCTTACGAATAGAGGCCACTGTAGAGGAACTCACCCCAGGCTCAGAGCCGTCATCCATCTCACGGCGCACGGAGACGTCGTTCATCTCTACTTTGTTCTTGTTGAATACATTTAGTCCGTCGAACCCGCCCTGCAGAGGGAAAGTAAACTTAAGGTATTTCCTAGTCGGCTGGTGCGCGAAGTCCTTAGTTGGATCCAACAATCTAGAACCGACACCGGATGTGCCGTCACGATCAGTCAGCGTACCAACCTGTGCGCCGTCTCTGCGGTATGCTGCAGACTGCCATTCCATTGAATTCGGACGATCGTCTGAACCGGTGATCACCTCGATCTTCTCGAGAGAGAACTGGTTGTTATTAAACCTGTCACAATCCAATACGCAGCCGCCTACGTCCGCAGCTCCGGCGTTATCGGAGACTATCGAATGCTGACCCGAGATGTGAAAGTCGGGGAAATACTTCGTCAAAGAGGTGACCGTGGGATCCAACGACTGATTCTTGTTGGGCTCGTTTATGTTAGTCTTCTTCTCGAACTGAACTCCCCATGTCAGAGAAACCTCCGCCCTCTTCCTGGGGCTTAGGCCCACAGCAATGTTTTCTCGCATGGGCACTGGAGGTTGAACCACTCTGCCCAATTCGTCGCTGGTAATGCCGGCGACGATCAAGGACCCGGTGAGGATCGTAGGTTGCGGAGTGGCAGTACCTGACGTCACTAAGTGAGGTAACCCTCTGAAGCCCACAGGGATGGAAGTGTTCTCTAGCTCTCTGTTACGTAGATCGTCAGATTCCTCAACGCGGACGTACTGTGAGTTGTTGGGATATTTTCCCTCTATGACTAGCTTTTGGCTGCCGGCAGCTCGATCGAAATCGTAGAATGCTCTAGTGTCGCCGATTACGCGGCTTATAAACCTATCTGAAGAAGCGTCCAGGCTCAATCCACGGAAAGACTCTAGCACCTGCGGATTTTGATCGGAATCGCCGAATCCTCTTACGAGTACGTCGAACGAGCCGAAAGGCTCTTTGTCGTTAGACGAGGCTTGAATATTCTCTATCGTTATCTTGAATATTTTGTTTCCGTTCGCACCGTCGTCTCGAGCGTGAATTCTGAATAAGTTCTGGTTGTTACCTCCAAACTTTTGCGATACCACGAACGGAGATTTTGCATTCGCAAACCTATCAGTGAAGGACTCAAAGTCCGGAGTTCCGACGTTGTTAGCAGTAGTAGCAGCAGTCGTAGCTCTCGCAATTGACGACGTCAGCAAGAATGCCATGGTCGCCTTGGCATTTGGAACATCGGCGTTAGTAACCAGGCTTCCTATTCCGCTGCCAGTCACCTCTGCCAAAGATGGTTCTATGTCGTAGTGAGCATAAAGATAGTGTCCGGCCGATTCCAGTTGGTAGGGGTCAGTGTTTAGAACTTTAGCAAAATAACTAGGCACCGAAGGGTCAAAAGAGGCGGAGATGACATTTGAGTAAGAATTAGAATTCTTTAATCCGTTGAGGATCATGACGAATTCCTGCTTAGCGGATCCCGTGGTCACGTCTCCTACGCCGGCACCTGCGTTTCTTCCTGCTGCAAATGAGGTTCCAGCCGCCCAGGTCGGAGCGGAGTTGTTAGCGACCAGAGAGGAACTCAAGCCGGGAACGACTCCGGAGGGAACGAACATAACACCGCGGAGGATTGGATGCGCCGCAGTCTGGCCGGAGGACTGAATGCCGGCAGCCGAAAAAACGGTGGAACCCGCAGACTCTGACATGAAACAACCAAGGAAGTAGGTTCTCCCCAAGGAGCCTGAGCTCGCACCGGTTGATTCGTCCGCATACGCGTAAGAATTAGCCCCGATGAGGCCGTTGTCTTGCGTTAGTTGATTTCCTACAGTAAAACCAGCATTTGTAACTGCACCCGTAGATGCATCTCTCTGCTTTCCGTCTCCTGCGCCTAGAAGTCTTATGAATGCACCGGCAGTTGCATTTTTCATCCACTCGTTGACTGCGAGCGGGCCGAATTTCTCACCGTCAGTGTCGCCAAAATCTGCGACAAAATCGGAGAAGGTAGCAAAGGTGACAGGAACGAAGGCAGGCCCTCGAGTCGATGTACCAATGATGCCAGCCGGAATGCCCCGCGGGGTAACTTGCGTGGGACCTGAGAGATCGATCTCTCTAGTGCTTACGCCTGGACTTTTACCCGATAACTGTGCCATTATAGCGTCTCCTGAATCGTGTTTCTCTTAATACTTATGGTCTACTCAAAGCTCACCCCGCTGTTTGTGATTATAAAGTCGATAGAAATGAACTCGACGGCGCGTGTGGGCACCACTATGATTCGTCCGTTCATCTTATTCGACTCCACATCTTCTGCGGAGTTATTTGTTTCATTGCAAACTACCTTGAACTGCTCTATCCCTGCCTGTGCTTGAATAAGAGCAAGTAATGGGGTAATTTGAGAAATGAACCTTGCTCGCGTTTGAGCGTTGTTGGGCTCGAAAAGAAGCTTATCAGCAACTCTTACGATCTGTCTTTTAACTTCTAACATCAACCGTCTGACGTTTATCCTGTCCAGCGCTGATTTTGCCATCTGCAGAGTTTTTTGTCCGAAGATGACGAATCCAGCGTTGGGAAAAACGGCTATTGGATTGATTTTTGCGTCGTACAAGACGTCTCGGTCGTCCGAGGTGAGTCTTACTTCGACGTTGGTTACGAAATCCAGGCCGCCTCTATTGAATCCTGCCGGAGCAAACCATGGGAACGCTACCTTGTCATTGAAAGCCAAGGTTCCCAAAGAAGCAACCGACGAAGGAACTTTGACGACCTGATTATTTAGTGGATCGTTGATGTATACGTCTGGAAAGAAAGTAGCCGCATAATTGTTATCAATGCCTCGCGTCTCCAGCTGCTCCGAAGTCTCTCGTACGTCGGGGCGCTTTGAAGAATCGTCATACAGCCTGTTTTGATCCTCGTCATAACGGGCCGAGTCCATCAAGTAGATGGCTTGTGAGTAATCCTTCACCCTGTCCAGAGCCCTATCAGTAACAAATGGCTCACGCACACCAGGGATTGCTAGAATATTGATGTTTACAGACATCGGATCGGTCATGATGTCCACGGCCTGTCTCATCGAAGCAACGTTGTTGTTGAGTCGATTCTCTCCAGATTGATTCTTACTGCTTATCTGTGCCAGACCGTTTCCGTTTCCGCCTGGCATAAGCGTGACAGCGCCAGCCTTTCCACCAGCGTCGGGAGAAAATGCTCGATCCTTGAAGAGGAATTGATCCCGATCCAGGATGTTGACACCGTCAAAACCACCGTAGAAAATGTTCGTGAACTTAGCAAAATCAGTGAAACGATTGAACAGCACCGAACTCGTGCTGAGAAGCGATGCTAGCGTGAACCTATTGTTGATCAGGCCGTCGTCGACGGTGTAAGAGCTGCGATCAACTTTACCATCCCGGATGTATGCTGCTTCCTTCATGTGCGCTCGAGCAGTACCGGTAACTGTCGTCCACAGATCGGTCAACACGTTGTTCGTACTACGGTTGCTCAAGGCCACTCGTGCTAGTGTGAACTTATTGCTGTTGAAAGAATCGCGGCCGCTGCCGGTGACCAAGGTGTCCAGTTTTTCTATCCCGGCAAACTGGGTGTAGGCCTGGACCAGGGGGTTAACCACTCCGCCTACGTTGGGATTCAATACCGCGTTCGGAACGGAAGAAGTGGTTGGCATCTTATTCGTTTTGACACCCCAGTAATAGCGTGCATCGGTTCGCTCGTTGGTACCTGGAGCTCCAACATATGGAGGCGTGGTATTGCTATTGACATCTCCACGGGTAACCTTGAACCTCAAGGGCATAGGAGGAACGATGGATCCAGTTAGACTGAGATCTGTAGCTTTTCCTCCGGCGTACGCTCGTAAGGTACCTGCCAATCGGCGAGTCGCGACACTTCCGAGTGCCACGTTATTGTCATTTTTTAACTGCCCGCCGGCAATGTCTACGAGAGAGTCAGAAGTCTTCGCGACGGATGCCCCGCGGAACCCGAAAGGCAATGCGGTCGAAGGCACTTCACGCTTCTGGACTTCCTCGGTCGTCACCACGCGGATCCTTCTAGATACGTTTGGGTACTTTCCTGAGATTACCAGGCGGCGTTCGTCCGGATCTTCTTGGTCAAAATCAAATCTGACTTTTTTATCGCCTATTTGACGCGCAATGTAACGATCGGAGTTTGGATTCAGAGAGCACTCTGGGTACCTCTCTAGAATCTCCGGTGCGGTATCGGTGTCGTTGAAGTCACGCACCTGTACCTCAAAAGTACCGTACCTATCACGATCGTCCGTGCTAGCACGCAGGTTCGCGATCGATATCTTGAATTTACTGTTAGCGACCTCGCCGTCTGAGATGGTCTCGAGATGGAATAGATCGTACTCTTTCTCACCGAATGGTTGAGAGATGAACTTAGTCGTTTTAGGAGTGGTATAACGAGTGTCGTACCGGCCGTAAGCGTCTATGAAGGTCTCAGTCGTGTCTCCTGAAGCTGCAGAGGCATTCATGGTACCGGACAGCATTGCGATGATCTGACCGTCCGTGGAGGCTAATTCGTTTTCCACGGAAAGGTCTAGGTACAGAAGGTGTCCCTCCGACTGGAACTTCAATGGATTGGTATTCAACAC